ATTAGTAATAATAAAAAGATAGATAAAAGAGCAGCACGTAACATGGTTAAATATATTAGAGAACTTGAAGACCCTGCTTATAGATTAGATAAGTTCTGGAGGAATGAACCAGATTTAAGAGAGTATGACTTTCAAACTTTAAAAGAGTGGTGTGGTCTAGCATTAGAAGATACACAAAAAAATAAACCTTGGTATTGGATACTGAGAAGAAATTTTAAACCAAGACAAGTAAGACACTTTATAAGATTGTTAAGAAGATATGGACAAAAAGAATTAGATAAGGATCCAATAATAACAATTGATACAATACATAGTGTCAAAGGTGGTGAAGCAAATCATGTTGTACTTTATAGTAAAGGTAATTACCCATCTGATTATGCAAACAAAAACAAACAAGAAAAAAGTGATGAACGTAAGGTTTGGTACACCGGTGCAACAAGAGCAAGAAAAACTTTACATTTATTAAGAACAGACTATAAGTTTAACTACCCAATTGGACAAGACTATTTGATTTACGTACAGGAGAAAAATGACAAATTTTAAAATTAATCCATTATTTTCAGTGCCTTTGTATCAAACTGAACTACAAAGAAATTTGACTGAAGAAGAAATAAATTCAGTTAAAGAAAATTTTAATAATACAAATGAAAACAAATATAAAAATTTTACTTCTCAATGTACTAATGTTTTAAATGATTCGAGATTAAAAAATTTAAAATTTTTTTTTGAGGAACATTTAAATAATTATTTTAAAGAAGTAGTGTCCATTGAAGATGGATTAAAACCATATATTTTGCAATCTTGGTTAAATTATAATAACAAAGATCAAGGGCATCATGTTCATATACACCAAAACTCTATAATTTCTGGTGTCTTTTATGTAAATAGTGACAAACAAAATGATGCAATAAATTTTAAAACAACAACTAGAAGAGATACTAGTGATATAATTTATTTTGGTAAACCAAAAAAATACAACACTTACAATTCTTACAAATGTATTTTTCCAGTAAACAAGGGAATGCTTATTATTTTTCCATCAAATTTAAAACATTATGTAGAAATTAATGAACAAAATTACACTAGAGTCAGTTTAGGTTTTAATGTTTTCGTAAAAGGAATTGCTGGGTATGAAAAAAGTATAAACAAATTAATTTTAAATTAATATGACAAATAAAAAAATGTTTGATGAAACTAAAGATGCAGATGAAAAACAAATTGGAGGATCTCACTATCAATCATTTATTATTCAACCATGGACTTTTATACGAAAGAATGGTCTCAATCCTTTTCAAGCAAATGTAATTAAGTATGTATGTAGATATTTATTTAAAGGTAAAACAATAGAAGATATAGACAAGATTATTCATTACTGCGAGTTAGAGAAACAACATTTGAAAGAAGAAAAAAAATGAACGGACTACAACTCACGTTAACATTTAAGAAATCAATGTGGAACACACCATCAGAGTATAAAGATCTATCTAGTGCAACTGAGATAGCAATCGACTTAGAAACTAGGGACGATGGTATTAATGAAAAGCTTGGAGCTGGTTGGGCTTTAGGTAAAGGAGAGATTGTAGGTTTTGCAGTAGCCGTTGATGGATGGCAAGGATACTTTCCGTTTGGTCATTTAGGTGGTGGTAATATGATACCTGAACAAGTCAAAGCATACATGAAAAAAGTTTGTAGCTTACCTTGTGCAAAAATATTTCATAATGCTCAGTATGATGTAGGATGGTTAGAAGCATCTGGGATCACGGTCAACGGACCAATAGTAGATACAATGATTGCCGCAGCATTAATAGATGAGAATAGATTTAGTTATTCATTAAATGCATTGTCAGTAGATTATCTTGGAGAAATAAAAGCAGAAACAGAATTAAGAGAAGCTGCCGCGGCTCATGGTATAGATCCTAAAGCAGAGATGTGGAAGTTACCTGCAGAGCATGTTGGATATTATGCAGAGCAAGATGCAGTGCTTACATTAAAGTTATGGCAAAGATTTAAACAAGAGATAAGAACTCAGAGTCTAGAAACTGTGTGGGATTTAGAACAACAATTAATTCCGGTGTTGATAAAAATGCGTCAACGAGGAGTGAGAGTCCAAGTGGAATTAGCTGAACAACTAAAAAAAGAAATGTTGAGCCAAGAAAAAGTAATACTGGAGGCCATACAAAAAGAATCAGGAATAGAAGTAGACATTTGGGCATCACGCCAGATTGCCAAAGCTTTTGACAAAATGAAACTAGACTATCCACGAACTGAAAAAACAAAAGAGCCTTCCTTTACACAAAATTGGTTAATAAATAACAAACATAAACTAGCCCAATTGATTGTGCAAGCCAGAGAGGTAAATAAATTTCATAGCACTTTCCTGTCATCAATACTTCGATACCAGGTCAAAGGTAGAATACATGGAGAGATTCAACAACTTAGATCTGATTTAGGGGGAACTGTATCGGGTAGACTATCCATGAGTAACCCAAACCTACAACAAGTACCTGCTAGAAACAAAGATTTAGGACCAAAGATAAGATCATTATTTATACCAGAAGAGGGATATCAATGGGGATCATTTGATTATTCACAACAAGAACCTAGAATGACTGTACACTATGCAGCATCTATTGGAGAAAATGGTTATGCAGGATCTCAAGAATTAGTTGAAGCATATAAAGATAACAGTGCAGACTTTCATCAAACAGTTGCAGATCTTGTGGGTATTGAGAGAACTCAAGCTAAAACTATTGGCCTTGGTATCATGTATGGAATGGGTAAGAATAAATTAGCATTGTCATTAGGTGTTACTAAAGATGAAGCAGATGAATTAATTACAAAATATAATAAGAAGGTGCCATTTATTAGAAAACTATCTGACAGATGTAAGTTAGCAGCAGATGAGAAGGGTGTGATAAGAACTAAAAAAGGTAGGAAGTGTAGATTTGATAAATGGGAAACAAGAGACTTTGGGTTACACCAAGCTGAAACATTTGATAATGCAGTAGCAAAATATGGCAAAGATAATATTAAAAGAGCATTTACATACAAAGCTTTAAATAGATTAATTCAAGGATCCTCAGCTGATCAAACAAAACAATCAATGTTAGATTGCTACAATGCAGGCCACTTACCAATGTTACAGATCCATGATGAACTTTGTTTTAATATAAAAGATGAGGCTCATGCAAAAGATATTAAAAATATTATGGAAGACTCAATTGAATTTAAAGTACCTTCAGTAGTTGATGTAGGACTTGGAAAAAGTTGGGGAGATGCTAAGTAGAAATTTCCCTCACGATAACAAAGACTTAATGGCTTACGCAGCAGGATTGTTTGATGGTGAAGGTAATATTAATTACGCACAATATAAATGTAATAAACCAAACGGTAAGACTTATTTAAAATGGAATGTTGCGATGGAGATTGCAATGACTGATTTAGATTGTATTAAAAATTTTTATGATATTGTTAAGGTTGGAAGTATTCATTTTAAGGGTATAGGTAAAGGATCATTAGGTAAGGTAGATCAATGGAGATGGAGATGTTCACACCAAAAAGCATTACATCTTGCAAAATTATTTTTACCCTATGCTACTGTAAAAAGAGAAAGACTTTTAAAAATTATAAACCATTATGAGTTTATTAAGCCGAAAGAATCCCTAGGAAAAAAGTTTAGTTTTTTAAAACCAAATAAAACTTAGCCTGTTGCAGCTAAGAGTTCTTGAACATCTTGGTGCTTTAACTCATTTCTAAGAGATTTAATTTCACTCTCAGTCTTTAACATCTCAGTAGTACATATTCCATTTGTCATAAGACTAGCTGACCAAGTATGCTCTTTGTGTTGAAGTTTTTTAAGCAACTCCAATTTTTCTTTACTTAACATTTACGATCTCCTCGTATGTTACGTGAAGTCTTTTATTACCAGTGAAGCCATCATTGATAACTTCAGTAGTACCATCCTCCACTTGTTTTGACACTTTTAAAATCGCTTCTTTGCAATCGGCTGCTTCGACTACTTGGTCTACTTGCAAGCCTCCCATGTATGCTTTGATACGATAAGCTGTCATAAGATATTATAAGATATTTCAAAGGTTTGGTCAATATCCAGGCCTTGTTTGTCAATAGCATAACAAAATACACTGTAAGAGGCCATAGAGCCCCCTAATTCTTCGATTTGACGTTTTTTAGCTGTACCTATGGCTTTAGCTATCGATCTGCATTCTGAGGCATCTGAGAGGTTATCTCTTAGATATTGTCCACATTTTGTATCTCCATTTGGGTATGTTAAACAAAATGATGTTAATAGTATAAATTTAATAATCACTTAGGTTTCTAATAATTTTTCACAAGTAAACTTTGTATATATCTCATACTTATTTACTTCATCTCTACCCATTTCCTCTAATAAGTCTACTGATTTTTTGTAGCCATCAACATGGCAATCAAAAGAGTCTTTATAAGGAGGTTCTATTTGTATAGGGTTTGCACAACTACCACCTACAACTGAACAGATATAAATTATTAAAATTATTTTCATTGACTTTTAATTACATCCCATATATTTAAGATAGCATAATAAAAACAAACCAACAATATGAGGAGACAAAATGACCAAAGATAACTTACTACCCTTAGGACAAAAGCCTGAAGGAGAATTACATTCATTACTTAGAATGCAAAACGCATTTAATAAATTAATGAGTAGTTGGAAATTACTAGAAGAAAACATAAATAAATTAAAAGAAGAAAATAAAAGACTCAAAGATGCTTTAGGTATTACTGAAACAATAGAGCCTTTAGATCTTGAAAAAACAAAATATAGAACTTATGGAATTGAAGTAGAACAAGAGCCCTTAGTTTTAACTGAAGATATGGAGGTCAAAGATGGACATCAATAAATGGAAGTCAGTAGCAATTCCTGCTAACGATTATAAAATTTTAAAATCACTTTGCAAATCAAAGTTTAGAGCACCAGGAGCTATGGTCTCAAAACTTCTTAATGATTATGTAGAACATCAAGCTAAGAAAAATAAAACAACTGTTGAAAGTTTAAGAAAAAAATTATTAAACGGAGAAAGTAATGATGACGGAAAACGATCTAAAAAGAGTTGATACTCGAATAAAAGCAAAAGAACTTTTTACTATTGAGTTAGATCATGCAAACAACACACTTACATTTATAGTGAATGGTAAAATAATGAATGTTGTTAAAACATTTAAAGCAGAGTCTTTATTTGAAAGAATGTTAAAGATAGCAAAATTTAAATTCTTAAAAATGAGAGACGCTAGTAGAAAAGAATACATTGGAAAATAAATTAAAAGTTTTAGATTTATTTTCTGGGATTGGAGGCTTCTCGTTAGGCCTCCACTCAACAGGAATATTTGATACAATTAAGTTTGTAGAGTTTGATGAGTTTTGTCAAAAGGTTTTAAAAAAGAATTATCCAAACATACCAATTGAAGGAGATATAAAAAATGTCAAAGGAAAAGAATTCGAAGCAGACATCGTGGTCGGAGGTTTTCCCTGCCAGCCGTTCAGCGTTGCAGGAAAACAAAAAGGGAGAGACGACAACCGTTATCTCTGGCCAGAAATGTTTAGACTCATTAAAGAAATCAAACCCGAGTTCGTTATTGGGGAGAATGTGCAAGGACTTGTTAACCTCCAAAACGGCATGGTCCTCAGACAGGTGCAAGATGACTTGGAAGGTGAAGGTTTCGAAGTCCAATGTTTCCTTATACCAGCTTCAGGCATCGGTGCTTGGCACCAAAGATTTAGAGTCTGGATTGTGGGCCACTCCAAACACAATGGATTACTTGCCGCCGAGAAGCTCAGCAGGGACAAAAAAATTAATGGAGGGACACAGGAAGGGCAGAACCAAACCATCGAATCTAAGAGAACAAGTGGATCCAGAAACGATGAAGATGTATCCAACACCGACATCACAAGATCATTCAAGGAACACAGTGCCACCATCAATAGGGAAAACGAGGGGAATGGATCTATCGATGAGAGTAGTAGCAGACGAAATACAGAAACAAAAGAAGATGTACCCAACACCGAACGCAAGAGATTGGAAGGACTCAGTGAACAAGGTACCACCCTCAGTAGGGAAAACGAGAGGTCACAGTCTGGGTCAACGAATAGCAGCAGATCAAGTGAAGATGTATCCAACACCGAGAGCATCGGGACAGGAGGATGCAGAGACATTAATCAAGAGGAAGGGAGAGAAGGCAGCATCTCAACACAATCTGACGGCACACATGCAAATGTTTCCTACACCATCAGCGAGTTGTCAGATGGATGTAGTAGCACCACCAGAGACAGTGAAGCAGAACTCATCAGGTTGGAGTGTAACGAGGGTTGGCACTGGAACCAAGTTCGGAGCGAAGTTGAACGATGTAGTGAACAAAGTA